GTTGCCAACAAAATCTATTTGCGCGCGTTTGGTAACGACCCGGCCAATCTTCAGAAAGCCATCGACATGGCGTCCAACGGCGCGACCGCAGAACAGATTGCGGTGGCGACTAACAACCCGACGTTTGCCAAACTGGTAGATGAAGCCAAACGCGCTACCACCGAAGTCAATCAACTAGCGCGCAATCAATATACGGCTGAACAGGAAACGCTTGCCAATCTTTTGGCCGGCGCCGAAGACGTTGTTACTCCGCTGTCGCGGCAGGCGCAACAGGCGGCTGAAACTAGCGGTACCGCGCTGCCCAAAGTTGCGCCCAGTCAGCCAGGGCAAGTAATTGCTGCGGAAGCGCAAGCCGAAAAGAAATTGATGCGCGACACTACTATTACGCCGGCCTATGAGGCAGCGTTTACGGAAGCAGGCGGCGCGCCTAGCATTTCAGTTAGCGGTCCACTTGCCGAACTAATGGGCAAGCCCGTAGCAACACTTCGTGAAATTGACGGTATCCGCAGCAACATCAATGCAGAGATTAGAGCGGCGAAATCGGCTGGCGATTCTAAGCGTTTATATGAGCTTGAGCAGATGCACAAGCAAATTGATACGGCGGTAGAAAATAGCGCGCTAACTCCAGAAGCCAAATCGGCGTATAAAAAAGCGGTCAATCTTTACCGAGAAGAATACGTCCCCCGATTTAAGACCGGCGACCAATCCGCGCTTTTGGACGTTGTGCGTAAAAATGAGCCGGGGATATTGCCCGAAGACGTCATCACAAAGTTTATCCAGCCGGGCGGCGAAGCTGCCGCGCAAAACTTGGTCAACATGATTGGCAGCAATCAGAACGCCAAGACAGCGGTAGCCGATGGCGTAAAAGAATTGTTCCGGCAGTCGGTAGTTAAGAACGGCGCCATTGACGCTAAAGCGGTGGATAAGTTCATGACCGACTATGAATTGCCGCTTGCCACGCTTGAGAAAGCCGGCATCAAAATTAAAACAGCGTTAGACCTCACCCGGCTGCCAGCCACCGTTCTGCCGGCAACCGCTGAAGGGTTGGCCGCGCAAAGCCAAACTATTGCGAAACTCCAATCTAAAGTAGACGCGGACCCTACTAATCGAGCGGCCCTCAAGTCGCTGAACGACGCGCAAACGGCCATTAACGAAGTGACTGCCGCGCTGAAAGACAAAAAGAAATTTGCTCAACTGGTGCGGTTTGGGAGCAGCGTGCCTGAGTCTGGCATGAGTATCGGCACTAGCGGCCCTGTCAAAATTCCAGTAGGCATTACCGCCGAAATTTTGTACAACAACATCAACCGGTTTTTGCGCGAACGTGTTGAAAGCAAACTTGCCGACCAAATTGGTCGCGAGTTGTTAGACTCAGGCGCCATCGCGCAAGCGTTGCAAAAAGCGCGTGACGCTAATCTGGCGGCTACCGCAGCTAGGAACACTTCGTCGCGCGTTCCTGCAAGAATCAACGCGCTTACCGCAACCAGTAACACCAACCAACTCGGAGCGCCGTAGTGGACCTTCAGACTATCTTCAACGTCGGGTTAGGTGCCGTGATGGCAATTCTGGGCTGGTTCGCGCATGAGGTGTGGACTGCGGTCAAGGAATTAAAGTCGGACCTGTCGGGCCTGCGCGAAGACCTCCCAAAAATGTATGTGATGAAAGAAGACTACAGGCGCGACATCTACGAAATCAAAGAAATGCTGACCCGCATCTTCGACAAACTAGACGACAAGGCGGACAAATGATGACCCTTGGCGAAAAGCAGCGACTGTTTACCCGGCTGATTGGCAAGCTCATCGAGTTCGCCTACAGCAGCGGCTACGAATTGACTTTTGGCGATGCCTACCGAAGCCCCGAGCAAGCAAAACTAAACGCGGCGGCAGGGAAAGGCATCGTCAACAGTCTCCATTGTGAGCGTCTGGCGATTGATTTGAACCTGTTCCGCCACGGCCAGTACCTAACAGCATCCGAAGACTACAAGCCGCTAGGCGAGTTCTGGGAGGCGTTAGGTGAGGACTGCGCTTGGGGCGGCCGGTTCAGCCGGCCGGATGGCAACCATTTTTCAATTAAACACGCGGGGCGCGCATGATGCAGTACTTCATCGACCGGGCTAAAGAGCCTAGCACCTGGCGCGGGCTGGCGTTGTTCGCTGGCGCCGTTGGCCTGCACATCTCGCCCGAGGCGCTCCCCGCTATCGGGAGCGCCGTCGCTGCGCTTATTTCGGTGATTGAGGTACTGCGGAAAGGCTAATCAGCCGGTCGAGGTACCAGCGGGCTTTCCGCAAGTCCTCGACCCCGCCCTTGCGCTTCCACCGCCACAGGTACTTGATAGCGTTGGCGGTGCAGACTGCCTCGATGCCCTCCAGACCGACGGTGGCCGCCGCCAGCGCGTCGATGCACTCGACGCCGCCTGCGGTGTAGTGGGGGGGATGGTTGACCGTATCGCTCACGCCAGCATGGCCTTGCGTTCGCGCTCCATCCGCACCGTGCAGTAGCGCTGGTGCAGGCGCAGCATGATGGTCAGGCGCCGAGCCCCGGCGCACTCCTCGTCCAGCATCTGCTTCACTTCGTCCTCGGTCATCGTTGGCAGATTTGCCAACAGTTCGCGCCACGTCATCATTTAAGTGCCTCCTGGGCAATGTCCGACACGCTGCGCTTATCGGCTAGCGCAGCCCAGATTTTCTCGTCTATCGTCTGCTCGGCCATAAAGACGTAGCACCATACAGCGTGCTTTTGCCCGCTGCGGTGCAGCCGTCCGATGGTCTGCTCATAGAGTTCCAGCGACCAAGGCAGCGACAGAAAAACCATCTTGCACCCGCCGTGCTGCAAGTTAAGGCCATGTCCGGCTGACCGGGGGTGCAGCAGGAGGATTTCGACTTTACCAGCGTTCCAGCGCTCGATAGCACGGTCGTCCTCCAGCGTCACGGCGCGGGCGCCGTAGCGGGCCTTAAGAGTGGCGAGTTCAGCCTGATAGTTGTAAACGATTATTGTAGGCGCGTACTGATTTTCTTCAAGCAACTCGTCTAACCGCACCAGCTTGTGGTTGCTAAACCACTCGGTGCCGGTGTCGCCGTAGACGAACCCCGACGCCATCTGTTGCAGCTTGCCGGTCACGGTCGCGGCGTTAATCGCCAGCGCCCGGCTATCGGGGAAGATAGCGACGAAGTTCTTCTTCATCGCATCATAAGGCGCGCGGTCGAATAGCTGGGTGACGACCGGGACCGTGTGCAGCGGCGGCAGCGTGTCGCTGTAGTCGCCGGGGTCGAGCAGAAAGGTAGCCGGCTTGATGCGAGCCATGACCTTCTCCAGCGACCCCGGCACCGGCGTCCACTCCTGATGCTCGCGGTTGACGCAGTAGAAGTACTGTTGCAGGAACGCGCCCTTGGACCGGCCCAGCAGTGTCTGGTCCACGATTTTGCATTGGCCGAACACGTCCTCCAGCCCGTTGCTGGTGAATGAGCCGGTCAGGCCCCAGCGTATCTTCATCGGCTCGATGACCTTCTCCAGCGCCTTGAACCTGGCGCCTGATGGGTTCTTGAGCCGGGTCAGCTCGTCGAATACGATAGCGTCGAAGTTCAGCCGCTGCTTCGCCAGCCACTGCAAGTTGTCGTAGTTGGTCACAACCACTTGGGCGTCTGACGCCAGCGCTGCCAGTCGCTCACCGGGTGAGCCTATGGCCACCGCCAGCGTCAGGCCGGGCGCCCACTTGGGCGCCTCGACCGGCCAGACGTCGGTGACGACGCGCTTAGGAGCCAGCACCAGCACTCGGCGCGCGGCACCGGTGGCTAGCGCGTGCTGGATGGCGGTAAGCGTCATAGCGGTCTTGCCGGCCCCGACCGGGGCCAGCACCATGCTGCGCGGCGTGTCGAGCAGGAACTGAGCGCCTGCGGTCTGGTAGGGTCTTAAAGTGAAGTTAGCCACTGGTCCACATCCTCTTTCGTCCACAGGACGACGTAGTTTTGCCCCAGGCGCAGCATGTCTTCGCGGAACACCTTCTGGAGTTCCGACAGCCGCCCGCCGGTTGTTTTGAGTTCCACGAACCATGTCTGGCCGGGCAGACAAACTACCCGGTCGGCGACGCCTCGGTGGGCGACGCTGGCGAACTTATACGCCATGCCGCCCTGCGCCTTGACTCGTTGGACCAAGTACCGCTCGATGACTTTCTCAAGCACGGCGCTGCCCCCAGTCGTTGTAGTTGCCCTTCTGTGGGGCGTTCGCCAGATGCAGCAGCCACTTGGTGCCGAGCAGGCGCAGGGCCTGCTGGCGTTTGGCTTCCATGTCCGGGTCGTCCCAGACCGGTGGGGTGTCGTTAGTCATGCTGCCCCCTTGCGCGGATTGCCGCTGCGATCTTGTGCCGCATCAGATCTGTTTCGGCCAACTGAGCGCACGCCTCGCGCTCGGCGGCGGCGACAAGCGCAGCAAAGCGTTCAAAATTGGGAACAGTTTCCGGCCACGCCACGCTGAACCCAGCCTCCCGCGCCATGCGGATAACGTCGTCGCGATTCATTTTTTCCTCCTCACATACACTGCGGTGTTGACAGGCCAAACCGCCGCTTTGTTTTCGGCCCACAGCAGCCACCGCCCAGCATGTGTTCCATAAATGGAACCGATAAGTTCGTACTCCTCCCCGAATTGCTCCCCGATTTTCGGGCTGACCTCCCCTAACTCCGCGCCCAGTTGCTGGTGCGTCTCGCTCAAACGCGCTAGTGCGTCTTCTCGCAGCACCCCACGCAAAAGCGCCAGCTTGTCAGCTATTTCCTGCGCTGCTTCTTCCAAAGCAGACAGCACGGCTTCACGGTCATTACTCATGGTTATGTTCCTCCAATTCTTCCGCCAATTTGTCGGCCTTCAGCCGCAACTCGTTCAACCTTTTCTTCTTGCGGCGCAACTCCTTCTTCTCCGCTTCGGTCAATTCCGCCGGAACCCCTTCCGGTCGGGGCGGTGCCACCTTGGGCTGCTCACCGTCAAGGTTTAATCTGACTCTCCACGCCCTGCGATACATCCCCTTCTTCTCAAGCTCTTTCGCCTTCTGCATCGCCGCGCGGAAATCCTGCGGCGATACGAAGTAATACTCAAAGCTGCGGTCGCCGACCATTGGACCGGCGTGCGGGTCGAGCTTGAGCCCGACCCCCTTGGTGCTGGTTTTGTGACCGGCGGGCATTAGTAGCGCGCCTCTTCGCGACGTTCGTGGAAGAAGTTGTGATACCAAGCCTCACCCACAAAATGGTCGCCGGCCTCGTCCGCCTTGGTCGCGGCTAAGTCGGCAATCATCTTGCCGAGCGCCGCGTAAGCCACCAACTTGGCCCGGTCGTCCTTGGCGTCGAACACCACCGCCAACCGCGCGGACAACTGCACGCTTTCCAAAAGGCTCAGGTCGTCCAGCACCTCGTCCGCGCACTCGCGGACGTATTGTGCGCGCCAGCCGTTGCGGGCGACCTCGCCCAGCTTGCCAAAGCTGTGCGGGCCGGACACGCCGTATTCAGACGCCAAAAACTCTGCGAACTTCTTGGTTAATTCATCCATCGG